GGAACCACGGCATGATCGACAAGACCGACATGGAGACCCGGGCGATCAAGGAAGCGCGACGCTTTCTCGCCGAGGCGCTCACCGAGCTCGGCCTGATGGCGCCGTTCTTCGACCGGAAGCCCGAAGACATCGACCAGATCATCGAGGCCTGCATCGACGGTTTCCAGGAGTCGATGCAGCGGCAGGCCGCGGCGCACGAGCCGTTCAATGACCCCATCCCTTTTGATTGAGGGGGCATCGCCATGCTGATGCGCGGCGACAGCGCGATGCCTCCAGCCGTCGACCTCAACCACGGCTCCGGCTTCGTCTATGGCGGCCCGCCCGCCCCGACGACCTCGGAACGGGTGAACCAGTTGATCGATGCCGCCCTGGTCGAGCAGCACCGCCGGCAACGGCCGCGCGACTATCTCGGCGGCAGCCGGGTCGGCGAGCCCTGCGCCCGAAAGCTCGTCTACGAGATCGGCCACACGGCCAAGGATCCAGGCGCCGACTTCGACGGCCGGGTGCTGCGCATCTTCGATGTGGGACACCAGTTCGAGGCGCTGTCGGCGCGCTGGCTGCGTGCCGCGGGCTTCTCGCTCCGCACCGAGCGCCGCGATGGCGGCCAGTTCGGCTTTGCCACGGCCAACGGCCGGCTGCGCGGCCATATCGACGGCGTCATTGTCGGCGGGCCGGATGTCGGCATCGCCTGGCCGGCGCTCTGGGAGCACAAGGCGCTCAATGCCAGGTCCTGGGCGCATCTGGCCGAGCACGGGCTGCGCCGCTCCAAGCCCGTCTACTTCGCCCAGGTCCAGCTCTATATGGCCTATCTCGAGCTCGGCCAGACGCTGTTCACGGCGCTCAACAAGGACAGCCAGGCGCTCCACCACGAGGTTGTTCTCCTCGATCCGGCGATCGCCCAGGCGCTGTCCGACAAGGCCGTCGCCATCATCCGCGCCGCCGAGGCCGGCGAGCTGCCACCGCGGGTGACCGACGATCCCGAGCATTACCTCTGCCGCTGGTGCGCCTATGCCCGGCGCTGCTGGGAGACGGTGCGGTGACCTTCTCGCCGTCGCCCCAGCAGGCGGCCGCCATCGACGCCATCAAGCGCTGGTTCCAGCACCGCACCCACGAGCAGCAGGTGTTCCGGACGTTCGGCTACGCCGGTTCCGGAAAGACCTCCCTGACCCGGCATGCGATCGAGGAGCTGGGGCTCGAGACGCTGGACCGCGACAACGCCGCTGGCGGCGTGCTCTACGCCGCGTTCACCGGCAAGGCGGCACTGGTGATGAGCCGCAAGGGCACCCCGGCCTCCACCATCCACAGTCTGATCTACCGGGTGTCGGAGGCGACGCCGGAGGAGATCGCCCGGGCCGAGCAGGAGCTGGCCGAGCTGCGCACCGGGCTCGGCAGAATGGGCCCGGCCGAGCGGTCCTTCGCCGAGACACAGATCCGCCGCCTCGAGCTGCGGCTCGCCGACATCCACCAGCCACGCTTCGTCCTCAACGACCAGTCGCTGATCCGCGACGCCGACCTCGTCGTGCTCGACGAGGTCTCGATGGTCGGCTGCGAGATGGCCAGCGACCTGCTCGCCTTCGGCAAGCCCATCCTGGTGCTCGGCGATCCGGGCCAGCTGCCGCCGATCAAGGGCGAAGGGGCGTTCAACAGCGACCACCCCGACGTCATGCTGACCGAGATCCACCGCCAGGCGGGAGAGAGCGCCATCATCCGGCTCGCGACGATGGCACGGCAGGGCCAGCCGATCCCCTATGGCGGCCACGACGAGCACGTCTGGAAGATGCGGCGGACGGATGTGCCGCCGGAGCAGATGCTCAAGGGCGGCCAGGTGATCTGCGGCATGAACGCGACCCGGCTGTTCCTCAACACCGCCATGAAGCGTGCCGCCGGCTATCCCGGCGACTACCCCCTGGGCCGCGGCGAGAAGATCATCTGCCTCAAGAACCGGCATGACCTCGGGCTGATCAACGGCCTCTTCGTCGACCTCAGCGACATCCGCGACGAAGGCCCGCTGTCGTTGAGCGCCGAGGTCACCACCGAGGACGGCACCGCCATCCCAGGCCGTCAGTGGCTCTACAAGGGCCACTTCGACGACCACGTCCACTACGACCGTGAGCGCGGCCGCCGTGACTGGCGACAGATGAAGGGACTGGTCGAGGTCGTCTGGGGCTACGCCATCACCTGCCACAAGGCGCAGGGCAGCCAGTGGCCCAATGTCATCGTCTGGGACGATGGGCTCGGCCGAACGGCCGAGGATCGCGCCCGCTGGCTCTACACCGCCATCACGCGCGCCGAGCGCGGGCTGGTGCTGCTTGACTGAGGCAGCGGCGTTGCTCGACTTCAACGACGTGGTCGCCTCCCCGGTGCGTTACGATCTCGACGAGATCGTGCACCGCCTGCGGATCACCGCCGAGAGCTGGGTGCCACGGCACTTTCCCAATGGCCGCCGCCTGGGCGACGAGTGGCGGCTCGCCAACATCCAGGGGGCGCCACCCCGCAACACCGGCTCCTGCGTGATCACGCTGGCGGGCGAGCATGCCGGCAACTGGCACGAGTTCGACGGCGGCCAGGGTGGCGGCCCGCTGAGCACGCTCGAGCAGGCCCTCCGTCTCGACGGCACCGCGCTCTTCGCCGAGGCGGCCCGGCTGACCGGCTGGTCGGCTGCGGCACCGGCGCGCGAGGCGCCGCCCGCCAGCACGGCAGCGAAGCGCGATCCGGGACAGGAGATCGCCTTCATCCTCACCCATGCGATGGCGATCCCGGGCACGGTTGCGGCGCGTTATCTCGAGAGCCGCAGCCTGGTCGTGCCGCCGCCGGCCGATCTCCGCTGCCATCCGGACCTGACGCATTACGAGAGCCGGATGGGCTATCCCGCCCTGGTCGGCATCGTCCGCGATCGTGACGGCGAGGTGGTGGCCCTGCACCGCACCTATCTCGAGGCCACGGCCGACGGCGTCGCCAAGGCCGCCATCGCAAGGCCACGGATGATGCTGGGCAAGGTCGCCGGCGGGGCGGTGCGCTTGGCCGAGATCGGCGCCGACGGCCTGCTCGGGCTCTGCGAGGGGATCGAGACCGGGCTCGCGGTGATGACCGCCTGTCCCGAGCTGCCGGTCTGGGCCACGCTCTCCACACAGCATCTCGAGCAGGTGCAGCTGCCGATGGCGGCCAGGATCGTCCTGATCCTCGCCGACCACGACGGGTCGGGCGCCGGGCTGCGCTCGGCCGAGGCCACCGCGGCACGGTTGCGCGCCGAGGGCCGCCATGTCGTCATCGTGGCACCGCCCGAAGTGGGCCAGGACTTCAACGACCTGCTGCTGGGTGCTGGCCTTGACTCGATCCGGGACGCGATCAAGACCGCCTGGCGACAGCAGCCGGCTGCGCCGGAGCCCGAGCCTGCGGCCAGGGGCCGACATTTGCCGATCGGCTTCGTCCAGCCGGCCGAGGCGCCGCCGGCTCTCCGTGCTGACGAGGGCGATCTCGACCGGGCGGCCGCACGGGCTTGGCAACTTCTCCTCGCCGCCAACGACCAGCCCTGGCTGTTCCGCGTCGCCGGCCTGCCCGGCTGGATCGTCCCCGACGACGACGGCCGGCCGGTGGCGGCCGTGCTGACCGAGGAGCGGCTGCGGCTGATGCTGGCCAAGCTGGCGCTCTGGCGCCGGCTCGCCCGCAACGGCGACCTCGTCCCGGCGCATCCGCCCACGCCGGTGATCAAGTGCGTGCTGGCCACCCCCGACCCCGACCTGCCGATCCTCACCGGCATCGTTACGGCACCAGTCTTCGGCCGCGGCGGGGCGCTGCTCACCAGCCCCGGTTACCACCCCGACGCCCGGCTCTATTATCATGCCATGCCGGGCTTCGATCTGCCGCCGATCGCCGTGCAGCCGACGGCAGCAGAGATCACAGCGGCAAGGCAGCTGATCTTGGACGACCTCTTCGGCGACTTCCCGTTCACCGGCCATGCCGAGCGGGCGCATGCCGTGGCTCTCCTACTGCTCGGCTTCCTGCGGGCGATGATCGACGGCCCGACACCGCTGCACATGATCGAGAAGCCGACGCCCGGCACCGGTGCGACGCTCCTGGTCGATGCCGTCGCCACCATCCAGACCGGCAGTGGTGCGGCGGTCACCACCGAAGGGCGCGACGACGAGGAGTGGCGCAAGCGGATCACCGCCAAGCTGCGGCAGATCCCGGCCATCGTGCTGATCGACAACCTGCGCCACGAGCTGGACAGCTCGGCCCTGGCCGCGGCGCTCACCGCCCCCTATTGGGAGGACCGCATTCTCGGCGTCTCCGAGATGACCCGGCTGCCGATCCGGGCGGTGTGGATCGCGACGGGCAACAACCCGAGCTTCTCCAACGAGATGGCCCGGCGCATCGTGCGTATTCGTCTCGATGCGCGGGTCGACCAGCCCTGGCGCCGTGACGGCTTCCGCCATGCCGATCTCATGGGCTGGGTGCGCGCCAACCGGGCCCGGCTGGTGGCGGCCTGCCTCACCCTCTGCCAGGCCTGGATCGCCCCCGGACGGCCACGCGGCAGCCACAGCCTCGGCAGCTACGACGCCTGGGCGCAGACCATGGGTGGCGTGCTCAAGGTCGCCGGCATCGAGGGCTTCCTGGGCAACCTCGACGAGATGCTCGAGGCCGCCGACGGCGAGAGTGCGGTCTGGCGCAGCTTCGTCGGCAGCTGGTGGGACAGGTTCGGCACCGCCGAAGTAGGCACGGGCAACCTCTTCGACCTGACGCTGAGCAGCGAGCTGCCCCTGCCGCTCGGCACCGGCAACGAGCAATCGCGCCGGACCAGGCTCGGCATCGCGCTCGGCAAGCTTCGCGATCGGGTGTTTCGCGTCGGCCGGCTGACCGTCCAGGTCAAGCACGTGGGCACCTCCCAGGGCGCCCAGCGGTGGTCTCTGGCGATTGATGAAAATACAGGCACGGCTGAACGGTCACAACGGTCACCAATCTCGCCGGGTCTCGTGACCCTTGTGACCGTTGGTGACCGTTGCGACTCCAACGGTCACGAAAAAACATCACAACAATTCAATGGCTTGAACGAGTTTCGTGACCCTTGTGACCCTTGTGACCGTTTTCCGACCCCTTACGCATGCGCGGGCGCGCACGCCCCCGCGAGGGAAAATCAGGAAAAACGTTCACAAGGGTCACAACGTTCACCGGACCCAGCAACGGCGCGGGATTCCACCCGTGACCGTTGCGGTGAACGTTCGCCGGCATGCTTACAACGGTCACCGGGGCCGACACAGCCCGCCTGGCTCGAGGACGTGCCGTGAGCCCGCCGCCCATGGCGACCGGGCCACCGCGGTTACCCGACCCACGCCCGAGCGGGCGACGACGGCCAGCTCCGCCAAGAACACAGCCGTCGCCGCCCTGACCACGACACCCCCGATCATGGGAGACCATCATGGCTGCAGCCACTCTGACAGCAGCGCCTGCCCAGGCAAGATCGGCCCAGGCTGCCGGCATGTCGCCACGCCCGGCGATCCTCGCCCTCGACCTCGGCACTACGACTGGCTGGGCCTTGCGCGGAGCGGACGAGTTGATCACGAGCGGCACTGTCAGCTTCCACCCCGGGCGGTTCGACGGCGGGGGCATGCGCTATCTGCGGTTCACCAACTGGCTCGCCGAGCTCGAGCGCCTCTCGGGTCCGATCAACGCGATCTGGTTCGAGGCGGTCAGGCGGCACACCGCGACCGATGCCGCGCATGTCTACGGCGGGCTGATGGCGACGCTGACCGCCTGGGCGGAGCGGGGCGGCGTGCCCTACGAGGGCGTGCCGGTGGGCACCATCAAGCGGCATGTGACCGGCAAGGGCAACGCCGACAAGGCAGCGATGATCGCCGCAGTCCGGGCCCGCGGGTTCAAGCCCGCCGACGACAACGAGGCCGATGCCCTGGCCCTGCTGCTCTGGGCGATCGACACCGATGGAGGCGTGCGATGACCGGCGAGGAGTTGTTGCAGCACGCCGCTGCGGTGGTTCGCGACCGGCGGCGGGTCTACGGCGATCCCGCGGAGCTGTTCGAGCGGGTGGCGTTGCGCTGGTCGCAGGTCCTCGGCACCAGGGTCACGGCGGTTCAGGTCGGTCTCTGCCTCGCCGACCTCAAGCTCGCCAGGCTGGCCATGGACCCGGGGCACCTCGACAGCCTGGTCGACGTCGCCGGCTACGTCGCCTGCGTTCGGGAGGTGCAGCGATGAGGCCGACGCCGATGCGGACGTCGCTCACGCCCCATGTGCGAACGCCGACCACGGTGCCGGAACTGCAGGCGATGCGCGAGCGGGCCTGGCGGCAGCAGGGCGTGATCGTGCTGCAGCCCGATGAGATCGGCGATCCATGGCTGCGTCAGGCGCTCGTCGACGAGGCGGAGCGACGCTACGGCCGGCGGCGGGAGAACGGACGATGAGCAAGCGGATGAGGCGTCCCAAGCGCGCAGCCAGGGCCAAGGGCTGGCAGAGCCCGCTCCAGCTCGAGGCGGTTCGCGAGGTGGATCCCGAGGGCAAGATCGTCGTCCACCACCGGCTGGTCGACACGCTCGGCCGGATGCTCAAGGCCGGCACGATCACCCACGTCATGGTCGATGCCGGACGGACCTTCGAGCGGCAGTTCATTTTGGCCCAGCTCGACCCGCTCAGGGCCCCCGACATCCGCCGGGTGCCGGGCAATGGCCGCGAGCCGGATCCCGACGACACGACGCTGGGTGCGCGTCGGCGGGTGAATGGCGCCCTGCAGGCGCTGGGTGGCCATGACGGCCCGCTGGGCTCGGTCGCCTGGCACGTGCTGGGGTGTGGCTGCTCGGTGCGAGAATGGGCGCTGCGCCAGGGCTGGGGTGGCCGGCGAGTCCGCCAGGAGCAGGCGCAGGGCATGCTGATCGCTGCCCTCGATCTCCTGGCAGGGCACTACGGGCTCGAGGCAGGGCGGGCGGCATGAGGGTCGATTTTGTAGTTGACGACTGTGTCCGCCACAAGATATAGATTTGCGGATCATCGCAAGAGCTGTCAGAGAGCCCGCCCCGCCCGGCGGGCTTTCGTGCGTCTGGAGGGTTGCCATGAAGCGACTGATCGGTCGGTTGATGGCGAGCCTCGGCGATGTGCTCGGCTGGCAGCGGGCGCTGCTCGTGGTTCAGGACGAGAATGGTGCCGTCGCCTGGTGGATGGTGCCGGCCGACCAGCCGCTGTCGATCCGGGTCAACACCGAAGACAGCCTGAGCGTCACGCTCGGGCACCGCGACCCGGGCGACGCCTTCCTCGCCGAGCTGGAGACGCTGCTGGAGATCCGGTCTGCGAACCAGGGTGCGCACGGTGCGCGAACCGGTGCGCAGGCGCCGGAAGCGATGGCTGGGGCCGAAGCCGGTTCGCCGGGTTGAACCGAACCTTCGCTGACCGAATGGATCACCGAAGTTTCTCCGGACGGCCGACCGATCGGCCAAGTCATTGAAATTCAACGGGTCCTTCCTGTGCCGACGGTATGCGGGGGGCAATGGCCCGGGACTTCGCTACAGGCAGCCCTAGAATCCGGGTTCGCAGTTCACGCCGCCGGTCAGCACCACCCGCCCGAAAGCCGCCAGTTTGGCGGCTTTTGTCGTTTCAGGCCCTGCGCACCAGGGGTGCGCACCCCGGTTCCAGGTTCGCAGTCCGGTTCGCAGTTCGCAGTCGAGGTCGCCGATGAACGCCACGCCGTCCACGTTGACAGCATTGGCCGAGCGGCTGGAGCTCTGGCCGATCGACAAGCTTCGGCCCTACGAACGGAACCCCCGCACCCACAGCGCCGACCAGGTGGCGCAGATCGCAGCCTCGATGGTCGAGTTCGGCTTCACCAACCCGATCCTCGTGGACGAGACGGACGGCATCCTTGCCGGGCACGGCCGGCTGATGGCGGCGCGGCAGCTGGGGCTCACCGAGGTGCCGATCGTGCAGCTCGGGCATCTGACGGCGGCGCAGAAGCGCGCCTATGTCATCGCCGATAACCAGCTGGCGCTACGTGCAGGATGGAACGAGGAGCTGCTCGCCGAGGAGCTGGCCTGGCTCCGTGACGAGACCTTCGACCTCGACCTGCTCGGCTTCGACGCCGGCGAGCTGGAGCAGCTTCTGGCACCGGCTGGCGGCGAGACAGACGCGGCCGAGGACGAGGCTCCGGAGCCACCGGTCGAGCCGGTCTCCAGGCCCGGCGACCTCTGGCTCATGGGCGGGCACCGGGTGCTCTGTGGCGATGCCACCATGCTGACGGACGTCGAGCGCGTGC